GCTTGCTGCTCGCCTGCGGTGTTAGCCTTGGCGTAAGCGTTGGACATCATTGATTTAATAAAACTGATAGCCTCGGTATTGATCAAGTCGATCTCGTTGGCTAGTTTCTCGGCGGGTGTTTTTTGAATGAGTGACATAATTTTATTCTGCGTAGAAGCTCGCGGCTACAATATGGCATTGTAGACTCGTAGTTCCGCTAGCCGAGTTTGCATTATGAACCTCAACTTTATCTTGGCCTGCTGTGCCGGTAGCAGTTGGTCCACCTGTGGTTGTGATTGTTGTTAATGATCTACTGCCTTGCGAACTAAAATAACCTGTTATATTTCCAGTGCCATCGGAAATGACACTTAAATAAAGTCTAGTTGATAAAATATCTGTTCCAAGCCCCGTGCTAGTCCATGCAGAATTGGTGATTGTAGTGCCGTCATGCCCATAAACTCGGAAGTCGTAACTTGACCCTCGCGCCTTAAACTCAAGCCCAAAACTACGATAGCTTGTTGCGTCCACTCCGTCTGCTACTGGGGTGTTATTCGATCCATATCGTATTCTAAAAATGTTACCGTTATCAGTGTAACTCGTGTATCCAATAAATCCGACTACTGCAACACCTTGAGGGCGCGAAAACGCGATTCCTGTTCCAGATAGTGCAGAATTAGTTATGCCTCTAGCTAGCTGGGCGCGACCGTATCCACTGTTTGATGTACCAGAGGCAACACCCGCAATGCGATCACCTGCGACTGTTAGTGCTGATGAACCTGTGCCGCTCGAAGCAAAAGCGGGGGTGGCACTGACTTTGTAAACTCTACCTAGATTGAAAAACGATTCCATTCCGACAAGATCCCTAGGCATCGCGCTTGTGCTGTTCGTCGCTGCCTGACCAGTTAGCTCAATCTGACCACTGAACGTCTTAGCTCCTGCGATGGTCTGCGTCCCTGTAAGCGCGACGTAGCCAGTCGTGACGAAGGCCGTGGTTGCAAGAGCGGTAGTGCTGTTGCCTGCCGTCTGAGTCGTCCCAATCGTTCCAGTCGGCAGAGTAGGCGTGCCAGTGAATGTCGGGCTGGCTAGGTTAGCCTTGAGGTCGAGTGCCGTCTGCTGCGCGGTCGAGACAGGCTTATCAGCATCGCTCGTGTTCGTCACGTTGCCTAAGTTCAAGATCGTTTTGACCTCGCCACTGGTCAGGTCTTGAACGTCGCCTGTCCCTATTGAGGGATTGCGCCCCTTGATCGTGGACGAATCCACGTTGGCAAGTTTGGCGTTCGTCACTGAGTCGGCAGCTATGGTCGTCGAGTTCGATCCAGCCAAGGCCGTCACGTCGCCAGTCAAAGCAGATCGCTGAATGGTCGAGCCGCTAAACTCGACGCCTGTGCCAAGCGTTAAATCTTCGGGGTCGCCTGTGCCTGCCGTGGTGCGTCCTTTAATGGTCGCGGTTGCAACGTTGGCAAGTTTGGCGTTCGTCACCGAGTCATTAGCTATGGTCGTTGCGTTCGATCCAGCGGTTGCCGTAACATCGCCCGTCAAAGCAGACCTGCGAATCCCGCTGCCTTGGAACTCCAGACCGTCGCCAACCTGCACCTCCTGCGCTGCACCGCTGCCGCCTGCGTGCCTACCGATGAGGCGCTGGCTAGTGACTGAGGTAAACTGGTCGCCTGTGTTGCTGCCGCTGGTGTTGCCGATTACGACCAGTTGAGCATCGGTTACGTAGTTGTCATCTGCGCCGAGTGCTGCTGCGTAGTCAGTTCCAGCGACCGCCTGAGACACGACCGAGCCGTTGCCCTTGATAATGCCGGTAATGTTTGTCGTCGTCGATGTCGTGACGGTGTTCGGTCCAGTGGGTCCGGTGGCACCGGTTGCTCCGGTTGCTCCGGTGGCACCAACTGGGCCGCGTGATCCGGCGCTTACCAAGTAGCTGGTCGATCCCTCGCCGGTGATGACTGTCACCTGTGTTGAGCCTTGACCGGCATTGACTGTGACTTGAGTTGCCATGATGTGTTAGAGGATGAGGTCAGGCTTGACTGTGAGAGTGCCGATGATCTGCACCTTAATCGTGCTGTCTGCGTCGGTCGTTTCGAGCGCCCATGAGTAGATGCCCGCATCAAGCGTCAGTAGGCGTTTCTCGACGGTGATAGACCACAGGCGGGCAGTTGTTACGTTGAGCGTAATCTCGCTGCCCACTGCGCTTGTAAGCGTGAGGACAGCAGCACCATCAGAGTCTTGCAACTGAAAGCGTGCCGATGATAGCACCGCGTCGTATTCGGTGCCGTCGGTCGAGTCTATGCGCCACGTCAGGCCGTCCCATGTCGCGCCCTTATACGCGCATGGTAGCTCGACTACAGGCGGCGATGATGAGCAACAGGTCATGAGGCATCTGTACCAAGAACTGTAATTGTGAGGATTGTGGAGGAGCCGCTGATTGTCAGAGTAGAATTGCCACTCAAAAGCGCACTAGAGTTGGAGCTAGCGAATAAAACAGATGAGTTGCCTGCAATAGGCATACCTGTCAGGTCGGAGGTTGTGTCTAGTTGAAGCACCCCGCTATCGCTGTTGACGAAGAGGACTCCATTAACATCGAGTGTTGGTATCGTCACGCCCTCAAAATCCTTGCCATCGCCATCTCTTATTAGCACACCGCTGGTAACAGTGCCAGCCACTGTGTTTGCTGAGGTCGGTGCAGCAGTCACACCAGCTGGGCCAGCCAATGCAATGTTGAGCGTTGCGTCAGTAGCCAGAAATAGATTGACCGTTTCGTTGCCGTCGGTTAGCGAGCCACCGGGCTTGCGAGTAAGGACAATCGAGGTCGATGTGCCGCTTACTGTAAAGCGAGCTGCAATGGTTGTGTTGGCCGCAAGCGTGGTGCGCACCTTGCCAGCCCATGTAGCTGCGGTGTCGCCGTTGAGAATTGCAGTAGTGATGGCAAGCGGTGAGCCAGCCATGCCTGCAGATGTCACTGTCGTGGTCACGTTGCCGCTGGCAGTTGCTGTCCCGGCTGCGGTGGCTGTCTCGACTTGAGCTGCACCTGCTATAAATGCCGTCGAGCCGGTAGTCACGCCTGTAGTCAACTCAAGATCAAGGTCAGAGCTGCCTGCAGAAAAGAACGCGCGGAGTGAATATGCAACATCAGCATTCGAGAATGTGAGAGTTTGCGGGTTGTCACCGATCTGCACGCTGCCATTGACGGCTGTGCTTGTCGGGGTGGCTTTAGTTGTCAGGCCGAGAGTGGCGCGGGAGTTTGCGAGGTTCATGGTATTAAAGGCTTACTCTCAGAAGCTGCTTGTCAAACTGGTGGTCCGAAAGTCACATCAACTATTTCAAGGCTTACCGATGGCAATGTGCCAATGCTGAACGATAGACTAGATCTTATATCCCACACATTACCACACGCTCTATTCATTAAACCCTCGGCGGCTAGGTCGATGATGAAGGTTTGCTCGCTGCCAGCCAGCCTTGCTGCAGATGGTGAGTAAGCGACACTCACACCGTTGATAGTTACTTGCGCATCGTAGGTGCCAGCAGCTATGAATGTAAAACGAACGGTCGCCTGCCAAATGCAGCACGTTGCGTATTTAATCTGGATCTGTGTCGGGTTAGTAGAATCATTCGCCTCCCACGAGTCATCATCTTCGACACCTGTCAAAGCTCCAGATGTAATAATCGAAACAGTGCGCCACTTGGGAGTCGTCGCGCCGTGCTTTACGCAGCGTTTTATTGCGTCAATTTCAATGGGTTGTATTAAATGAGCCATAGCTAAATAGCTTTTGCAAGTATCTCATAATCACTAGGCAAGCCGTCAATGCAGATGCTTACCTCTAATTTTTCGTATGTCTCGAAGTATGGCTCTGTGCCGTTGTGTTCTAAAACTAGAACATCACCTGAAGATGGTGCGCCGGGATTATCTAAAACTCGCCACCTGATGCCATCGTGGTAGAGCATATCACCGATTAAGCCGAGCGGTAGTCCGTCGATTTGCTTGTTGTCTAAGTATTCAAAATTCTCCTGCAGCTTGCTGCCGCTAACTTGTAACGGTGCGCCCTTGCCATTGACCGGTAGCGGCTGGCGAGCTTGAGCGCGGAAGTCGTGTGGGAGTGCCATATTGCCTAGACGTTGAATGAATAGATTTCGGGGATCGGCCCACTTACTATGTTGTGATTAACGTCAATTTTATACTCTGTAAATTTTCCGTAGTTTGTTTGAGAAACTATTTTGATTGTTGGGTCATCCATTATAAATGATGCAGTTTCGGTTGTTCCTAGTGGAACGCCAGCAACTGAGAACATATTGAAAGTCACTAAGAAATTGCGCCTGCGTTGGTAGAGGTCATCTTGAAACTGACCTGCTGCGTTGATTCCTGTAAGTGTAAGGTTTGTTGATCCGGTGACAGCAATGCTCTGAACAGTGTTGTATTCTTGCACGTAGAAAAAATCAAACGGATCAAGCAGGCGAGAATCGAGGTTGAGCAATTCAAGAGTCAAGACATCTTCTGTCGGTACAACGATTTCTGCAGTAAAGTTGATCAGCTTGTAAGACGATGCTGAGGATGCGAAGACGGTTTGTATCGTGCTAACAAAATTTGTAGGTGAGTCTGTAGTCCTACCGTATGCAGATGCGACGAACTCGGTGAAGCCAGAGCCACGCCGCACTTGCTGGCAATGCGGAAAGATGTATGCCCCGTCCATCGCTGGGTAGCCATCATCCTCCGGCAGCTCGTTACCGACCGCCAGCGTGACGCGGTGCGTGGCCTCGGCTGCGTTGTTGCACAGGTAGCTCTGGTCGATCCGCACAAGTCCCGATGGGAACGTTGCGACGGTGCGATCAGGATGCTTGTAAAGTCCGTTTGGTGTCTGTTCGATGATGGTTGGCATGGCTTAAAACCCAAGTGCGGGCATAGGTAGTTTTTTCTCTAGGCTTTCGACAGCGATCTTGATTGCATCTACTGCTTTTTGTAAAAGGTTTTCAGCAGGCACAGGAGCGTCGCCCGGCTTGTCACCCTTTTTGCCTTCGGCTCCGGGCTTCATTTCTTCTTGGCGTTTTGCCATTAACTCCTCTTGCAGTTGTTTGTTACTTTTATTAAATGTATTGAGTCCTTCTTGCTTTGCAATATCTCGAACATTTCTGCCTGCTCCACCTTCTTTCTTTCCAAATGCTTCTTGAAACTCGCGCATTGTTTCGCGCTTTTCTAGCTGGCGCCCGATGCGTCGAGCTTCTGCAAAGTTGCCTTTCCCAGTGGCTTCGCTAGCTTCTTTTTCAAGACGGCCTCTGGGATCAAGTCTGTCTTTGCGTTCGGCTGCATTCGCATCAGCAATGATCTTTGCGCCGAGTCCGAGCTGTTTCTGTAGCTCATTTGTGATTTCTTTTTTTGTCGCAAGCTCGTTCTTGTTTGCCGTAAGCACACCGTCGATAATGTTCTGCCGTGCCTTGTTGGCGTTGGCCATCGACTCGTCGAGACTTAGCCCCTTTTGCTTCGATGTTTCTAGTTCAAGGTGAAACGCTTTCATTGCCTCCAGCGCACCTAGCTCTTGCTCGTTGCCTTTGCGCTTGGCTGATGCGATGTCTGCATCCAACTCCTTAATGCGCTCCTCGTGGCTCAGTCGATCCTGCGCGATCTTTACTCCTTGCTCCTCAATGGTCAGGTTGCTGGTGGCGGCAGCAGCAGACTTTGCACGTTCAGTCGCTATAAGTTTCTCAATCTCAATTTTTTGATTTGCAAGATCTAACTCTATCCCGCTTGTGTCGATAATTTGCTTTGCGTTTGCTAAGGAGCTAGTGAACGCATCATCTGCGCGACTTGATGCCTTTACTAAATCATCGCCGATGCGCTCTGCTAAGCTGCTAATCACACCTTGTTTAATACGAATGTCAGCATCCAAAGTATTTATGGTATCTGCATCACTGAATGGCATTGATTCCTCGATAGCCAGTTTGAATTTCAATGCCATCTGTTCAATTTTCTGATCGATGATATTAAATATCATACTCTTGCTGCCAAACATCGTTTCAAGAAACGAAACTGCTGCTGCTGCTCCTGCTTTCAGATGTGCGACTATGCTGTTTATGCTATCTGCCCCTTGTAGCTTAATGCTGGTAAATGCCATTTTGAACGCTAGATTAAACTCGCCGAGCTTGACGGCGCTGAGTGCATCGGTGAATCCGCCCATGGCGTTTGATGCGCCGGTCAGGATCTCGCCCAACTTCATGCCTGCACCTGCTGCATCAAATCGAGTTATTAAGTCGGTTGCCAGTTCCAGCGCTGGCGCGATTTGTTCCAGTAGACCAGCGGCGAACTCTAGAAACTTGCCCTTAGCAACCTTGATATTGTCCGAGATATTATCGAATGCAGCCGAGCTGCGGTCGAGGACGCCGGGCATACTGCCCAGCTGGTCTTGAGCTGTCTGCATCTCACCGCTAAAGTCTGCAAGCAGCGGCAGGAGTTGTCCGCCTGACCTGCCGAATAAAGTCATGGCAAATGCCGAACGCTCGCCGCTGTCGGTGACTCCTTTTAGTTTCTCAGCTAGCATTGCCATCTGCTGGTTTGGTGTCTTGCCTGCCATGTCAGCCATTGTCAGGCCGAGGCGTGCGAGCGTGGTCGTGTTTTTTTCGTTGCCCTGCGCGGCATCGTCCATGAATTTCTGGAGCTTGTTAATCGATGCACCGACCTTGTCTGCGCCGACTCCGCTGTTGTCGAACGCACGGCGCAAGAGCATCAGGTTGCCCGCTGTCTCGCCTGTCCGTGCGCTCAGGTCTTTCATCGTGCCGCCAAGGTCGAGCGCTTCTTTGAACGTGGCAAACGTGCCAGCGATAGCGGCACCGGCCATCTTGATCGCACCGAAGCCGATTGCTAGCGCAGCCCCTGCCTTGACCATCGAGCCGAAGGATGCCTTCACCGAGGTCGAAGTCTTTGCCACCGAGTCATCCATGCTCTTTACCGAGGTCTTCACCTTAGAAACGGTCGAGGTAAAACCGGCATCAGTGGCAGAAAACTTTACGTCGAGGCTCATAATAATTTAGCGAATGCGTTGTCTATTAGGGCGCGGGAGTCAAACGGCGTTGCGTCGTTGCGATAGGTGCGCTGATGGCCGCTTGCGTATGAGTCGCAGTCGAGGATCTGCAAGCCTGCCGCGATTGGTAGCTCCTCCATGATCTCGGTGTAGCCCCAGCCGGTGATGCTCGCTATGCGCCAAGCATAGCTTGCAAGCCAGTTGGGGATTGCTAGTTTTTTCTTGATGCCCCGGCGGTGGCGATGCCGCCAGCCTCCTGCACCGCGCTCGACGAGGCGGCAAGATAAGCGCTCATAGCCTCGCTCATCAAGTCGCTGTATGGCGAGAGCTGCGCATGGTGCGGGAAGTTTGCCTCGATCCAATCATCAACTGCGTCTAGGAACGCCGAGCGGTCATTGACCACGGCACGGATCACTTCGCGCGGCTGGCTGTGCAGGTAGACGAAAGCTGCAGTCTTTTGCATCGAGTCGCCGTTGTCACCGAACACGTCATTGCGTTGCAGCCATGACAAGCTCAGAGCCGTCATCGGTCGGATGGTGATGCCGCTGATCTTCTTGTCACCTTGCGTCATGCCCTGCTCGCGCAGTGCCTCGTCATCTGTCATTAGTTGTATGCTCATATTTTTTGTAATTAAATCATCTCGGCAATCTGCCGTTTAGTCTCGTCGCTGGCGTTCTCGCTAATGGCGATTTTCTGACCGTCCTTTTCAATCACCACCTTTTTAGGCGTTTTGTGGATGTCGGTTATCAACTCGTCACGGTTGCTTGCGTAGCAGCGCAAATAGTTGATAACGTTCTCAGGCTCCTTGCGGGCGAGTGCTTCGCCGCCCTTGGTCATGCCATGATACACGGTGGCTGCTTTCAGCCCTTCGGCATTTGTCCCTGCGAACCAGAACACGATGCTGTTTTGCCCGTCACTGCGGGTCATTGAGCTAATCGTGATCTTATCAAAACCTAAGGTCAGCAGCGCGGTGGCCACCTTCAAATTTGTCGTGTGGAAAAGTTCCGTCCTGTCTGTCATATTTATTTGGCATCCATTAGCCGGGATGCCATCGGCTGTTGTGGTTAGGCTTCGGTCATCGTCGACGCATATTGAGTGGCCGAGACTGAGATGCGCTTGAACTCGCCTTGGGCGGTAGACTCATTAACCGAATCCACGATGATCGTGCCGCCGCTGAGGCCGCTTGTGTCTGTGTCGTTGATTAGTGTAAGCAGAGCAGCTACGTCATAAGTTGCGGTTCCGTTGATGAATCCATCAAGCGTGATGGCTGCTGTCAGGCCAGAATAGGCGACGGCAACGACATCGTTGTCAGCATCGCGCACTTCGGTTTTCACCGATGTGACGTTGCGAGAGAATGAAGTCAGAATGATGTTCGTCTCATTGACGATACCATACTCAAGATCTGCTGCGGTGGATGCTGTGTAAACTGTGGCGGCCATAAGTTTGAAGAGTTCAAACTTGGCAGCATGTCAAATCACGACGGGTCGTTCTGCGCCTGCGGGTCGAATCGGGAGCAGAGCGTTTCAACTGAGAACGATACCTCTAGGATGCTTTCATCCCACTCCTGCACGCTGCCGGAATACGTCCAAGCATAGACTTTCACAAGGTCGCTGGTCGCTGCTTTCATAAAGCTGACATCGGTCAGGATCGTTTCTATCTGATCGATCCATCCGTCAATGTCCTCGTCGTCACCGGCATGGACGCGCAGGGTGGCAGTCAGCTCGATGCGCTCGACGGTCTGGAGTGCCTCGCTGTGAGCGGTGGCAGAGGTCACGTCTACGGCCAGCAGCGGCAAGGCTAGCTCGCTGCGTTGCTTCGCGTCCACGACGCTGATTGATTCATCCGGCTTGTTTTCTTCAAGGATGGCGATGATGGAAAGTTTGATTCGTTGAGAGGTAGTCATTTGAGCTTTCGGTTAGCTTTCTCTATGGTCTTTGCTGTGGTAATCGTCATCCATTTCAGTCCATTCTTCATGCCCTCGGCAGCAGCTTTTGCCACGTCCTCTGTAAATTGAATTTTCTTTATGTAGGAGACATTGTTTGAAATCTTCACGGCAGTTTTTATTCCGGTTCCTGATACTGTTTTATCTCCTCGTGCATCAGTCAGGTGGCGCGTTATGATCGAATCAAGGCCGCTCATCTTCGGCTTGCCGAGGTCATTAGCGATCTTCACCCAAGCGGCTTTCGCACGTCCGACCTTTTCAACGGCAATCTTCTTGTAGGTTTCGCGGTCGGATCCTGTGATCAATGCAAGCCAAGGCTTGCCCTTTTCTTTCTTGAATAATTGCTTTGCGACGCTGCCGTTGCGACGAGCTGCAAGGTGTGCATCTCTCATGCTGTTGGTAGCTGGGTATGCACCGAGGTTAGTTCCGAACCATGCCCGATCAACTTGTGCTGCTACGCTCTTTTCAAACTTTGCCAGTCGCCCGCCCTTAAGACCGTAGGGCTGCACGGTTGATGCGAGTCGCCGACACGCTGACTTTGCAATTCGCATCATTCCTTCCTCAGCAGTCTTGCCTGTGGCTGCCACGAAGTCAGACAAAGTTTTTTCAAACTTAGCAACAGTTGCCGCGTCCATTTGAATCTTAGTGTCCACGCAATAGGCGGTAAGTCAAAGTCATCGTGCATCACCGGCACTTGCCAGCGTAAACGTGATTGCCACGTTGCCGACTGCGACCTCTGCCACGCGGAACGCATCACCGTCGATGGTGCAGCGTTTCTGGAGCAGGCTGATGGCGTTGGTGACTGCGCCGGGCTGCGCGACTACGGTCGCTTGCAGGTCACTCTCCAGCCCGCCCAGTGCGCCCTCGTAGCTTTTGCGAGCATCGTTGAATACGACCGCGAACGTCTGCCCAGCGCAGACCATTGTCCGCGTGCCGATCAGGTCGTCTGTCTCGGTGTGTCCAGCGTTCAAGAAGTCGTCGATGCCGCTCATGCTATGGGGCTGGTTGTCAACTTGGCTCAGGCGCGGCGGTGGTCGCTGCGTCGTGGTTGTAGAAGTGCAGGATCTTAGGAATGTGAACGGTCGTCTCGGCCATCCGGCGGGCTTGCAGGCACCATGTCAGGTCTTCGCCGTAGTTTGACTCGCCGAACTGGCAATGCGCCACGCGGGATCTGCGCCATGCGTTGACGTGCCACGCATCGCGGTTGGTGATGCCGCTCGGCTCGTAGCCGTGATCACCTTGTCCGAGTTGGAAATCGACCACGCTCTGCTGTCCGTTGTAGGTGGCGCCTTGCAGGAAGGTGATCACATCTGCACCGCTGGCCGCTGCCTTTAGCAACTCCTCGACGTAGCTGTCTGCTACGTCGTCATCATCATCCACAAAAGCAATGTATTGCCCACGCGCAATGTCGAGCAGTGCCTGCCGTTTGGCTCCGATGCTGCGCTTGCGGTTGTCACTCAGAATCAGATGCTCGACGGCTTGCCCGCCGATCTGCTTTGCGATCTTGTCCGCTAGGACATACATGCACTTAGTGCGCCTTTCTGGTATCGTTGGGGTCAGTATGGAAAGGATCATTGCTTTAGTCTTTCGTAAGTTGCCAGCCCGGCTGCGTAGTTTGCCGGGTCGTTGCTGCGGGCGTATGTCTCATCCATCTCTGCCTTGCCGAACGCCGGGTGCAGATGCTCGATGACAATGTTCTTCGCTTCGATGACCACGCCATCGGCGTAGGCGTGGTCGGTGAAATGGTTGTCGCTGAACATGCTGAAAAACTCAGGGTGGAACAGGTAGCCCTGCGCCTTGTAGCGGGCGCGAGTCAGGATCGCCATGCACAGAAGGTTGTCGGTGCGGTAACCATCGCTGACTGCTAGCACCGCGGGCTTGGAGGTGTCGCCAATCGCAGCGAGAATCAGCTTGTCCCAGTGCATCGGCGGCTCCCAGTCGTCAGAAAGTTGTATGAGGATTTCTGACTTGGAAAACCTTGCTGCTTCGTTCCATGCTGCTACACAGCCTGCACCGGGATTGATGACGTGACGGCAGGTGATGAATGGCCCGATTGTCTCATCGTCGGGATCGAGCGCAAAGATGTGCTCTATTGCGTCGGGATCTGCTGCCCTGTCCAGCCATGTTGCCCGTGCCTTGTATGCCATCGCCGGTCTGCCGCGCGTGGCATGTAACAGGCTGATCTTGGCACCGTGCCGAGCAAAGTGGTTTGCCTCGATAGCATCTGCCTCTTCGTAGCGGTCGTTCGCTCGCAGGCACATGCCGCGCACTTGCACGCCCTGCCAGCCATAGAACTTCTTCCGGCTGTTCCACCACCACGCCGCGGGTGTCGGTAGGCAGTTCATCACTTCCGACCAGCCGAGAGCAAGCGGGAACTGGTTGGCTTTGAGCGCCTCCATCGCCAGCTCGGCGTAGGCTTCGCGGCGGTCGGGTGAAACAGCGATGGCTTGAAGGTAGAGCTGCGAGCGGGTGGCCGCGTCCGGCACCATCTGACCCATCACGAGGAACGCTTCGTAGCGCTCCGGTTGCCCTGCGTCGGGTGCCATGCAGAGCTTGGCCGCAGTCGCCGTGGCTTCCTCGATCTGACCGAGCGCACGCTCGCTCTGCATCGTGTAGAATAGCTGGCTGCTTGTGATTTCGTCTTCGGGGATCGAGCGGAGGATGCGCAGGTTGCGCTCGTCACTGGTGGCCTTGCGCTTGCCGTGCGGTAGGTGAAGCACCTGCACCTTGTCGAAACGAGCCATAGCAGCGTCAGGAGCGAACTTGAGCGACTCGTGGATGGGATTGTGCCACCGCGCAGTCCCTCGCCTCCAGAGGCGTTCTCGGTGCAATGTGATGCCATCGTCCGGCACGGCGTAGGGCATAAGCACTCCTTGGATGTCGTCACCGAGCTGAGGCAGCATCGCCCGGATGGTGGCGCAGTCCTCCGGCGTGATGATGTCGTCGGTGTCTGCCCACATCAGCCAGTTGCCAGTCGCAAGATCGAGGGCTGCGTTGCGGGCTGCCGCGAAGTCATCGACGTGCGGCCAGTCGTGGAAGTTGACATACTCGCCGATGATGCAGCCACTCTGCATGGCGATCTCCAGCGTGTTATCTGGCTCTTGATTGCCGCACGCTCGCACCACAATGATCTCGTCGGCGATCTTCTCAAAGTGATCGAGGAAGCGGGCGATGTAGTTCTCGGCGTTGCCGGTGATGACGCACAAGCTCAGTTTGTTTTTCATATCTGAACGCGATGTAATGCAGGCTGGGCAGCAGTGCAATACAAAAAAACCGCCAGCCCCTTTCGAGGCTGACGGCTAAGACACAACCAAGAGAGATTATGGGATGGTGACGAGGGCGAGGCCGAGGGTCAGTGCAGGAGTGAAGCCGAACAAGCACTCGAAGTTGGCAAAGTGTTTGCCGGTCGAGGTGTTGTAGTGGCGGCGATAGCCCATCGTGATACCGTTCGATGCAGTCACTTGCTCGGCGGCGAGATACTCACCAGCGGCTTGTGGCTCAAGGTAGCGCATTGCGATGGCGATGGAGTCAGGATGTGCAACAAATCCGCCGAGCTTGGTAAGAGCATTGGCTGGGATGATGTTTGACTCATAGATCGACATACCGAGCAGGCGTGGAATCTGTCCTTCGCGCACCGCTTCGGCTCCGCCGTAGTTGAGTGCTTGGGCAACACCAGACGAGGTAAGCAGGCCGGTGTAAATCTCGCTGTCCGAGATGAAGCTGAGGCGGTCGGTCGGCACGTTGCGCTGCGAAAGTGCTTTGCGGAGTGCGCCCATCTGAGCGATGGTGTAGTTTGCACCAGCGGTCGTGAGGATTGCAGCACCGAAGTTGGCGACCGTGATTGCAGACCAGATGTCGGTAAGAACGATGCGAGCAAGTGACTCACCAGCTTGGATAGCCAGATTGTCCATAACAGCTGCGGAGCTGTTGGAAACTTGAACGTCGGTCAGGTCAATCGACGCGATGCGGTGATTAGTGACGTTGACCGTTGCGAAGGTGATTGCACCGCCGCCAACTTCGTAGGAGTTGTTGAAGGTGGTTGCAGTAATACCGCTTATAAGCGGCACGATGACAGCATCACCCTTGCGGCGAGCGTCGCCGCTAAAGTCACGAGTGAATGCGTTGAGGGGGGCGAGCTTTGCCACGAACGCTTGTAGAGCGATCTGGGTAAAGATTTTGTCGTTAAGTGCAATAGTTGCCATGATGATTAGTTAGTTGAGATTTGAAATTTTTGATTAGACTACGTATCGGTTTTTATCGGAAAGGATTTCTGCTTTGTGCAGTGCGAAGTATTCAGCGGCCTCGGCTGGGTTCATGGATGCCATGGCCTTGAGGTGGCTGAGTGGAGCTTGACCATTGTCACCGGCGAGAGAAACTGGAGCAGGATGGCCAGAGCTAGCAAGTAACTCAGCAGCGCGTGCGCTGACCTTGTCCTCAGAAACTTCGACTTGCTTCTCAAGTTCTTCGACCTTGGTTTCAAGCTCCTCGGCTTTCTCTGTCACTTCAACGGCCTTCTCTTGCTCGGTGGCAAGCTCGGCACGAAGCTGAGTGATTGTCTCGGCATGACCGCTAAGTTCTTCGATTAGTGCGTGGGCTGTAGTAAGGTCAGCACGCAGTGAATCGTTTTCAGCCACGGCTGCTTCGATCTTGAGTGCTTCGTCGTTGCCCGGAAATAGTTTAGAGAGGATGCTCATGCCTTTTGCTGGCGTGTCAAATTGTGCGACCTCTTTGCCGTCCTTTAATACGACATCAATAAATCCGTTTGCCTTTGCTTCGTCAGCAGTCATCCAAGTTTCAGCCATCATCATTTTGCGAATTTCGTCCTCATCCATACCGGTGCGCTCGGAATAGATGCTGGCGATCTCGGCGCTTATGCTTTCGAGTAAATCCGCCTGCTGCTTGAGAGCGCGTGCATCACCAGCTGCAATCGTGCTGGCCTCGTGGATCATGACGCGGCTGCCTGCTGTCATGCGACGCTTGTCGCCTGCCATCAAGATTACGCTGCCCATGCTTGCGGCTAGGCCGTTGACGGTAGCTGTGATCTCGACACCGCGTGCCGACATTTCTCGGAGGGCATTGTAAATCCGCTGCCCTTCAAAAACTGATCCGCCCGGCGTGTTGATCTCAATCTCGATGCCGTCGATTGCTTCATCAGCTTTGCAAACAATCTCGCCGATGCACATCTGTGCAGCCACGGCTCGGCTGCCATAAAGTTTGTCGAGCTTGTCGATTAGGTCATCGGCTGAATCTTTGTTTACGCCGCTGTTGAGTTTGACTTTGCCAAGTCGGTTGTTGATTTCGATCTGCATAAAGTTGTTCTCGGTGTCAAGTTCTGACTGCCTTGCCCTCGCCCACGATGCACCGGGATCGCCGCCCCACAACGCCCAAGCGATGCGACCTGCTGATGGGTAGCCATCCTCGCCGGGTGAGAATCCTTCTGCTTGTTTGTCTACCTCATGCCGGGCAAAAAAGCTGACCATTCGACCGATAGTGTCAGGCGATAGATTGACTCGGTTGCTGATGTCGCGTGCGCGTGCTACTCCGACCTCAGTGCCGCCTCGGTTAAATTCTGCACGCCACCGCAGGCCGAGCTTTGCCTCGGCTGCCATAGCCTCAGTTGGTTTGAGATTGATCGCCATTGGGTGCCATTTCGTTAGGCGTAAGCATAGACATCTCGCGGTCGTCAATAGTATGCACCATGCCGTAGGTCGTGTTGAGTTCATCGGCAACTGTCTGAGCATAGTGCTTGCGCAGCCATACCTCCTGCGCTCGCTCTTGATAGTGAGCCTCAAGGGTCTTGCCGCGCATACTAACAATGTCGCGCATGTTGGCAGCGCCCATCTTCCAGAGTTGCTCTAACTCCTTCGTGATTCTGCCGTCGTCGATTGTCAACTTCGGCGGTGTGCTGAACTCCCACTGATACCAGTCTGGCGATTGCGGCAGGTCGCCGCGCTTCATAGCCTTGGCGACTGCATAACCGCACAGGCGCTTGGCCGCGTAGAAAAGCAGGTCTTGCCGATCCTCGACCGAGCGTTGCGCCATGGCGATCTCGGTGCGTTGTGCCGTGCCACCTCCGGCTGCGTGGCCTTCATAGAGTGCCATCGGCCAGTTGAGTCCGGCGAACGCGCCTTTGAGCAAGCGGTTGTGGAAGTCTAGGAACGGGTTGCCGGGGCGGTTGTTGACCAGCGTCTCGATCTTACCGCCGCTGTTGCTGCGGAAGTAGCGAACGGTGCCGCCGTCCAGTGACTCGACGGTCATACCTTTGCATGAGGCGGTGTCACCGATCAGCGCGTTGTAAGGGTCATCAAGGTCTGGTCCGCCGCTGTCGTTGTATTCGACGAGCGAGATGCTGCTCATTTGCAGCATCGCCAGACGCTCCCACTCGGTTGACTGGATCATGTCCCGGCAATCGTTGATGCAGTGAGTCAACGCAGTCAGGCCGCGGGCTTGGTATTGATACTCAGGATCGAATAAATGAATGACGTTCTGCGCTGGTAGCCATTGATCAATCTCGCCGCGCTTGTCGCAGAACGCATACTCGATGGCCTCGCCGCTTGGGAAGTAGGTGATGCCATCCTGCAACATGCCGCCGCGATACATCTGCCCGTCAGTAAATCCGCGAGGGGTTGCAATGCGATGCGATGGTATGCCCTGATACTGCGGAAAGCCGGTGGCTGTCTCGGTGAGTAGGATAAAGATTTCTCCGTCAACGTCGATGCTGGTGGAGAATCCGAACAGGTTGGTCTTGAGGTCGTGCATCCCACCGCGCCCATCGCCGATAGGATAAAAGCTATCGATGAGAAACTTTGTGGCTGCTGCGCCAAAGTCTGCATCGCCACCAGTGTAGATCGGCACGAACGCCCGCCCGACAGTGTACATGCCGCGCTGGTTGATCGCGTTTTTGATCGGTCCGAAGTTGAGATAGATCCGGCGGGCATGGCTCTGCAAGGTCACGCGATCCATCGCAGGCACAAGGTCGCTGATGTCCTTTTTCTCGACCGGCTCGTATGGGCGGTAGCGCGTGTCTTGTGCCGCGCGTGCCGCCTTGTAGCTGATCTGTCTGCCGAATTCGTCGATTATTGCCATGGTGTTCTCGTGTTAAAATCGACCGAGCGAGCGGCTGGAGCTAGGCACGAAGCCGTTGCCAAGATATTCCATTGCCATTCGTAGGGCGGTCTGCCGCTCGGTTTCGTTCAGCCCGACGAGCTTCGCCATGGTAACGCCGTTCTTGGTGGCGGAGGTGATGTTGTCCATGCCGCCCTTGGTAAGTGCGCCACCCATCGCTGCGTCGAACGCAGTCTTGATACCGGCGATCCGCTGTGGGTTGCCGTTGGCGTAGTGGAATAAATTTCTCGCGACTTCTCGGACGTTGGCAGCCATCGACTAGGCGCCCATGTCAAACATCGAAGCCGGGTATGATCTTGACCATCAATGCTGCCACGATCTGCATGGCTTCGCAGTCCCAGCCGTGGTTGTCCCTGCGGATTCTGACCCAGCGAAATTCTACCTGCGAAGTTTTGGCATTTTTCATTTCTTTTTTAACCTCTGCATCAATCTGCTTTAGGTATTCCTTCGGCACGTCATCTGGGATTTCCCATGATGCTGCCTGTCCAGTGCGGTGCGCGTGCAGGATGTCTTTGATCCGGTCGCTGCTCCACCATGCATAGCGGCAGAGTTTACCGCTCGTAGTCTGCGCATCGGAGAATCTGGTGAATGGTCGCTGCACGATGTCACCGTTTTTTTTCTTGTATGCAAATGACTTCTGCGGGCTGCCTCGCAGTGCTGTCCATCCTTGCGACGAGCAGGCGTGATAAACAACGTCGGTGTCGTAGTTTGCATCAATGAATGTAAGTGCAGGCTTTACCTTCATCCTGCGCTGAAGCTCTGCTAGTTGATCGAAGGATTCCAGTCTCCCAAAGTGCAGAAGTCGGCTTGTCCCATCACCGCGCCAACTTCTTACAACGATCCAAAAGTGATCTCGCTGTTTGTCTATCGTCATAAAGCGGAACGTCTCGCCCTCGACTAGCTGTCCGTCTGTGTATTCGGCTAGCAGATATTCATCACCGACTAGCTCCTTACGGTTGTCTGTCAGGTCTTCCTCCCACGCTTCGGCGAGCCTCTTCTGAATAAACTGCCGCAGCGGATCCACGTTGCCTACACGCATTGCAGCCTTCGCCTCAATCGACAGCAGGACGATCTCCCAGAGCGGTTTGCGCCAGTTGCAAAGTACGTTGTAGTGGAAGCCGACATGCCCCGGCATACCGACTGCGGTTGCGACGTATTGCCCAGCCTCGGCTAGCGCTCGTCGCGGTTGCGGTGAGTCGGCGCATGTCCAAGCGCATTCGGCATTGTCACATTTTAGATGCGCTAGCTGCGCCCGTGCCAGCGGCTCCAGCGTGTCGTCCTCATAGCCGACGACGTTGCACCATTTCCAAGGTTGCACGATGCCGCAGTCAGGGCAGGAGAATGAAAACTCGCGCTGGTCGGAATGTCCCCACGCTTTGTCGAGGTCGTCACCTTTCACGCCGGCTTGTGACAGGATAAAGAATTGCCGGTTCCACCGATCATGTAATCGCCCTCGGGCTTCGTTCAACATGCCGGGACGATACTGCCACGCCTCGTCACAAAACACCCGGCGCATCGACTTAGATTGCAGGCCGCTCAGGTTTGCGCCGGTCAGGAACAGGGACATGGATGGGAACAGGATCTCCATCTTGCGCTTCTTGTGCCGGTCGCGGGGGAGCAGGGCAGCGGTTTCCGCCGTGTTCATGATCGCATAATCCATGCGCGTCTCTGCCCAATCCTTGAGGTCGTCATCGGTCTGACCCACCAGCAGCGTCGGGCCGGGATCCTCGGCGATGATGTAGCACAGCCCCGCCTCCATGAACGTGGTCTTGCCGGTTCCAATCGGCGCGAGATAGACGACCTCCTTCACCTCAGGATCGGCGATGATGTCTATCGGCTCGGTCTGCCACGGGGCATTCACCGTCGAGTATTTCGGGGTGAGTCCGTCGAGGATAACAACGCGGTCGCTTGCCCATTGGGCAGGCGTTAGGTCGCTGGGTGGCCGAAAGTTCTTGAAGAATG